CCCTGATGGAGCAGCTTCTTGCGCAGAAACACTAAAGTTCTGTAGGTAAGATGCTGTAGTTACATTCCAAGCTGTGCTTAAGTCGTACTCATTTACGTCATCTCCAGTAGACCCAACAATGTACATCTTGAGGCCATCAGGTTTGAAGAATACCCCTGTTGGAGCAGCTTCTTTCGCAGCAACACTAAAGTTCTGTAGGTAAGATGCTGTAGAAATATTCCAAGTTTCTACGACTACAGTCAAACTTGTAGCTGGCGCTTGGTTGTACAACTCGTAGTTAGACGCTGTAGCGTTTACATCCCAACTACCTTTAGAGCTTATACCCGTCTGCGGTACCTCTTTAGTGGCCGACACAACAGGTGCTGGCGACAAGGCTTGAGTAAGAGTAATGCTTGCAGCCTCACCAGATACAAAGGATTTAGTAAGGCTACCAGCAGTTACATCAATTACTGCTGGGGTAGCACTTGTCCAAGTCGTACCATTAGAAGTAAGAACATTCCCGCTTGTGCTAGGCGCAACTGTTTGAAACGCAGATGTACCATTACCAAGTAGCAGGTTGTTAGCTGTAAAAGAAGAAGCGCCCGTGCCACCATTGGCAACAGACAAATCAGTCCCTGACCAATCGGCATCATTGATGGCAAGAGTGCCACCTAAAGTAAGATCGCCACTAGTTGTTACTGTGCCAGTAAGAGAGACACCATTAACTGTGCCAGTGCCACCAACAGATGTTACTGTGCCAGTGTTGGTTGTATAACCAGCATCATTTGTCAGTTCGGATACGTTATCATTAGGCTGAAGAATATCAGCCGCAGCCGCACTGACAAACACCGTAGCAGCGCCTGACAGATTGATCGCAGCACCGGAATTGTTACTTTCGCTTACAGTACGGGCTAGGACTGTACCAGACGCCGTGTAGGTGCCGGTACCAATTTCCCAGTTGCTACCGTCTTCAATAACATAGCGAACAACTTGACCGTCAGTGACACCAGCCTCTGCAAATGTTTGGTATCCAACGTCAGCAGCACCAAGAGTGATGGAACCTGTACCTGTTGTGGCAGTAGTTACCATGGCCCTGTTTACGAGAATTACCATGCTTTAACTCCTTACGCGATACGGATAAGAGCGTTCGATGCGTCTGGGTTCGGGAACACAATCTGGAAGTCACCCGCTGTGGAAGACTTATCCGAGCCAAAATCCAAAACCACAATAGAGTTTGCAGTGTTCGTCCCTGCCCCAGCAGAGCTGTTGTAGATCAAAGCGCCACGAGCGGTAATGGTAGCAGACGTAAACGATTTGTCCGCAAAGTCTGTGAACGCTGTTGTTCCAGAAGTCGTTGGGGTTACGTTAACCAAAGAATTGGTTGCTGTACTGCCCGCAGGACCGCCAGAGGTATAGGTTCCAGAAGTAGCTACTTCATTGTTACCCGCGCCAAAGACCGCAGCCGTAGTCGCCGCCGTAAACGCCGCACTGTTAGTATACAACGCAATCTGGAAGGCATCTCCAGTTCCGTTTGTAAAGTTGTGTGTTGCTGTCATCAGTTCTTGCTTGAACGATGTACACATAAAATTTCCGGTAAAGGCCATATCAGAGTCTCCTTATGAGTTCAGCCAGTTCAGGATGACCCGCATCCGTTAACGCATTCCAAACCGTAGTCCGGTCACTTTCTATAGATCGACGCATATAATGCGCCACCAACTTCTCAACCTTCTTCTCAAACGCATACGCTTGATCTCTAATAGCGGGGGGAGCAGTGTCTGAAACAGCGATTATTTTTCCAACACACTCTTCTGCAAGCTCTTCAGGTGTAAACCCGCGCTTGTTCGTCGTCTTAACCGATATCACATTTTCATACCGAGGTAAATCTAGGTTAAATTCTAAACTCATTGTTTGGCCCTTATAACCTTACCTGTGCGATACTCATCTGTAACTTCTTTGGCTTCTCCAAGCATCTTAACACCAATCATGGCTTCTTGGAAACGACTATTGTACATAGCCATAACATCCTGCTCGCCCTTCATGTAGATATACGCCTCGATCAACGCCCCATAAAGCAACGCCATCTCCGCGTTTGTACTCAGCCAGGTCGTCCCTGTCTCCGTGCCACTTGTGATGCTGAGAGGTCGGTAGAAGTAGTGAAGCTCGGCTGTATACCCCACGTCAGGTGTCGGAGCCAACAAGAAGTTAGTGACATCAAACTGGGAATAATATTTTGGAACGCCCGTCGTGGTCGGGTCCGGTGTGTAGGTCTGCACAAAGCTGGGATCCTTGAACTCAGCAAAAAACATGTTGCCGTACACAATTGGGTCGCCCGTAGCCGTTCTCAAACTTAAAGAGAACGGAGCCAAGAAGTCTTCAGGTATCCTTAGATACTGGTATTCTGCGGTGACCGTTGCTGTAGCGTTTTTGCGGAACAAACTAAGCTGTACATTCTTCAGTATCCGCTCCTCAGACATCCGGATGAACAAAGGAATGTTGGTTACAAACCCTGCTTCTTCGTACTCCGTATAGTCTTTGATAGCCTGCTTTAACTCGCTGTATGTAAAACTCATGCTGTAACCACCGTAACTACTCCGACCTGTCCTGTAGCAACCAAGGTACTCGGAGGACTAATTCCAGGGATGCTAGCAAACCCCACCGGGTTCCAACCCCACTGTATCGCCCGTTGTGCCGCCAAGCCCGTCTCTGGGCGCGGGTTCATCAACGCTTGTGGATCCGGAAAGGCTTTCGGAGGAAACAACTGAGGCTGTTTCGTTTCAAACTCATCAGGACCAACCTTGGCCCCCGTCCACTCCACCTTCATCTCGCGAAGGCGGTAACGGCGACCAGACCGATCAGATATTCCCCAAGCATTCTTTCCCGCTGCGTAAGGCATTAGACCCTCAAATAAGCCAGGCTAGGTTGTAGTTTCAACGGAGTACGGCCCTGATCTTCGTCCGCAGCGCGTTGGAACTCTTCTTCGTAGATAGTCTTTAGCATTTGAACCCGATCCGGGGCGCGTTTAACGGCCATGTAGTAAGCCAAGCCCGCTGCCATGCAAGGATAAAACCGGAAAGGCATGTCCGTCGTGTTAACCAGATCGTCAGCGTCTTGAATTCTACGCACATAGTAGTAACGAATCTGATCAGTAGAGTTCTCTGGAACAGACCAAAGGTACAGCTTGGGGTCAATCTGGCGGTCTAGCCAGAACTGGCTCGGCCTGCCTTGCGTTGTCTTGTTAGGTAGGGTGGCGTAATCGCCCCGGCTAATCCGTTGGACCTCATAGTCCGTATTGTCTCTGCGCAGGACAACGTCCAACAAATCAACCACGCTCGACTCCAAGGTGTACTCGGAGGTGCCTTCTGTGACCGTGAAAAAAGCCTGCTTAACAGTCCACAGGTTTAGCCCTCGGTTCGCCCACTCTGCAAACATCAAGTTAAGGGATCGACGCGCAGTACGAGCGTCATAACCAGTACGAACCTCTAGCCCGCACCGCTCATACGCTTCCTCAATTATCTCAGCGACATCGAGGTTAAAGTCGCTTGATCCCGATGTTGTCATCTATTCATCCCATCTTCGTGTCACGGACACCTCGGCCCGCCATTACGCAGCCACCGTTCTTATATCCTTTTTTAACCATCCCGCCATTCATCATGCCATTTGGTTTTTTAGCAGTCTTAGCCGCATTAACAAAGTCTTGGTCGCTAGGGGCACCCTTTGCACCTTTTTTCCGCATAGGCTTTCCGCTTTCTCTGCGGTTTCGAATGTTTTCGTATAAACTCATGTCACTTGTCCTTTCCGGAGGTGTTGAAACTTGAAAACTCATCGTTCCACGATTCATCATTTCTTGCGCTCCTCACCAAAAAATCCTGCCACATAGGCTTTATCATCTTGTAATTCTCGTCCACTTTGTAAGAAATTAAACTTACACTAGCGTTCATTTGATAAACCTGCAACGAAGCCCAACCTAACACGCTAAAAGCTAGCACAGAAATAACTTGTTGCAGATCAACCTTCATATCGTCACCACGCCTTACATGACCAGTATTTGGCCTTTAGTTTGTCTAACGTACCTTCGTCACAACCATGACGAGCCCTAAACGACTTGCGCCGTTTAGGGTTGTCTTTTTTGATTGTCATGTTGGCATCGCCAAAACGAACAATCTTTTCTTTGCCTTTATCACAAGCCTTTACAACAGACTTTTTTCCGCCAGATATCTGGCGTTTCGGAGTGTTGCACTTCATCTTTGACTTGTCGATCTTAGCCATGCGTTTTCCCTACGCTAGGAAAAACGTGAGTTCGGTTGCAGCGCCCGTAAGCGCCGAAATAAAGACCCCAGAGGTAAACAACATCCCATTTTCAGGAATGTAGATCTCGTTCATACCTATGGGAAACTTTTGCGTTAACAGCGTTGCTCCCCCGCTACCATTGGTAAGAGTGAACGAGCCCGCCGTAGTTGCGTATATGTTTACGGCCTGAAGTCGCGATCTAGACGGCCCTATAAGAGCCGCCGCCGCACCTTGCGCATGAGTATACGCATTTATGTCTGAGCCAGCCATTCAACTACTCCTTACGGTTGGATTGCGGTGTTGTATGCTTGTGCGTACAGAACCTTAATCACTGCAACACCAGCGGTAGTCGCCGCGCTGTTTGTAACCGTAAGTTTAAGATCAGCCGTGCCAGTATTAGCCCATTCTCCTGTGCCGCCACCCTGTGTGGTGATGGTTTTGAGACCAGCAGTTGTACCAGTAGCCAAGGTGTTTATGATTGTTGTAGCTCCGCCAACTGTATCACCAACACTAATGTTTGAGGTTGTGTTCGCTGCTGTAGACAAATCGACAACAACATCAATGATGTGAGAGTTTGCAGGGATCACCATAGTCGTGGCACCCGCGGCAATCGCTCCACCGGAAAGATCCATTGTGTGCGCCTGCATCATCGTAACATAGCCAACATTGGCGATGTTTGTGCCTACAGTTGTGCCTGTTGTATTCTTAATATTACCTGCCCGTATCGGGCCTGAAAAAGTTGTATTAGCCATGTGAGTCTCCTGTCGTGGCAATTGTCAGCCGCACCATGCGACTGTCAGGGATGCATATACGATACAACAGGACAAACCAAAAAGAAAGAGGCGATCCGAAGACCGCCTCTAACCTTGAAACTACACCGTATATTAGGTGTTAGAGCCGTAGACACAACGTGGGTCGGAGAAGCCGAAGCTATAACGCTCACGCGCCTTAAAGCGCATGTTACCCGTGTCGAAGTCACCTTCCATTTTAGTGGAAAGTGGTGTCCGCTCAAAGTGGATCATACCACGAGGAGCATCTGTCAACACGAAGAATGCATCCGGATCAGTGAGGAAGTCGTTGACGGCA